ACAATTCCCGCATGATCGACTTCACCATGAATCTCATTGACGAATAGATGGCAGTGAGCACCGCAAGAACAAGCCCACCCACCGCCGTCCATTCGCCTACACTCACTTCTTGCTACCGAATGCCACGTCGTTCGGATTAGCCCATCGAGCTAATACTGGAATGATGCCAGCAACAAGCCCCATCGCTAAATCTTTTGGATTCGTGTTGCCTGTCATATAGACGGCTAACATTCCGGCCACTGAGCTTCTCGCCCATGATGCACCTAACGCCTTGAGATCTTTCATTTCTTCTTCTCCTTTGGCTTCGCCTTTTGGATTAGCTCAACCACTGGATATTCTCCAGCATAGGTTGTCAAGCGAGCGCGAGCGAAACCAACAATCTCCTTGCCGATATAGCGTTGCTTAACCATGACCATTCCGCCGTTGCGTTGATCACCAGTGCCGGAAGTATTGCCTTCGATGCAATAGACGCTTGTTGCGCCGACCTTGACCACAATGCCGATGTGACTAATTCTGTCGATGCCATCATGTGGAAAGTCCATGAAGCATAAATCGCCAAGCTGCGGCTTATCTTCAATCCATCGCCCTAGCTCTTTCATCTTATGAGCCCCAGCAGCCGTTGAAACCATTGACGGAATCTTTACTCCGGCAGTGTGAAAGACCCAGTTGCAGAACGAACCGCACCACGGCAATCCATCAGCCTTTGTAAATTTGCCGTATTTGGTCAGATTCTCGCCAGTCTCTACTGTGCCAACTTCGGCCAGTGCGACTTCAATGATCCGCGCCGCAGTGCCGTCAGGATAAGAGAAGTTTTGCTTCATCAGCAGTCAAGCCCAGTTTTGCAAGAAGTGCAGCTTTATCAGTCACGGCTTTAGCTGCGGCTGTAATTTCATCGGCTTTAATTTGTTTGATTGCCACATCAATTTCTTCCTGAGTCGGTGCATCACCTTTAATTTTATCCCATTTGATAGTGGAATAATCATTGTCAGTGAATGAGAACTCTGCATCAGGCTTTAATAATTGGATTGCTTTAACTGTGTAATTCATTATGCACCTATTTCCATGAGGACAATGCTGCTGACCGCGCTGCTCTCTTGCATTGTAATTGAACCTGATGAAGTAATTGCGTTACTTCGTGCCTGTGTTTTGTAAGTTGTTGCGCTTGTTGTTGCTGGTGAGTCTAAATAAGACATTGGAAAGACGCTCGCATGAGCTGATCCTGAATTGACATACATTGTTTGATAGTCGGTTCCCAATGAATAAATAGCAGTTGCACCGCGCAACAATCTTGCAGCTCCACCAATTCCACCAGTGTCGCGATATGCGTACATCTGTTGAGATACCAATACCAAGACTTTGCTTGTGGCAAGTGTTGGTGTGATTGTTGCAGTCAAAGTAGTGTCTGTAAAGGTTGTTGATGCGATATTAGTTGAAGTAGAAGTAGTGGCCGTTACTACTTGCAAGACTTTACCGCCGCCGGCTGGTGCAGCCCATATTGGCACTCCGCCGGAAACTGTGAGAATGTTTCCCGTAGAACCAATGCCTAAACGAGTGTTTGTGTTGGCCGTTGCTGATGAATAAGCAAGATCGCCAAGTGTTGTGCCAGGTTGTAATGCTTTTAGTCTGGTATCAACGCCCTGCAACGCAACGTCAAAGTCAGCCGGAAGATCCGTGACCAAATCAGTGGCCGTCGGTAGAACAAAGCCATAATTTGTAGTTGGATTTGCCATAAGTGTTTCCTTTCGTTATGAGACTATTGTGGCATATTGCCACTCTAAAGTCGGCGACACGGTGTTCCAGCGCTCATTGATTGGCACATCATTCCATCGCATGGCTTGCAGTGAATAGGCCAATGGCGACATGAGAAGAGTGATGTCTAGTTGATTGTATGAAGCGCGGAAAGTCCAGCCCTCGACGAAGCCCTGAAAGGTTCCCGACGACATATTCGGCGGAAGATCATTGAGGGCTATTGGCTGACCCATAAAGATGTTGATAAGAGCATTACGATCGCCGTTGTCTAGCTCTGGATTGGTTAATGCGTAGGTAATGGAATCAAATATAGGCTGAGGATAAGCTCGCAGTGCCAAATAGAACGCGGCTTGATCTACGGCATCATGCGAATGTCGCAAGGTTGTTGTAAAGATTTGCGATAAATCGCCATAAAGTGCAATCGATGCTGGATCTGTGTCGCTGACCTGATTAGATGAGTTTTGGCCGTAGCTAATGGTGATGTCATTTCTGACATCGCCTGCCCTTGTCTTTATGGTTATGCCTTGCCCTAGCGCGTGATTGGCAGTGAGATCCGTGTATCCGTTAGCTGCAAGGTAATTCGTTCGATGTGTCGAATCTGCATAGGAGATAAGGCCAAAGGCGTCTTCATATAAATAACCTAATCCGCTACTGGCGAGCGCGGCGACTAAGTCATAGATAATGATGCGATCTGATGAGCGTTGTGCCAACTCATAATTGCCTGGAGTGTCAATTTCGCCCAGTCCGTTATTTTCAGCATCTTGCCATTGAACAGTCGGATCATAAGTCGCCCACGTAAGAGCTGCTGGAACCTGTTGCCACTGCGCAAAGAGCACTTCGCGCAAGATTGTCTCTATCTGGTCGCCGTCAAAGTCATGAGACAAGACGCCATTTGTGAGAGCCTTCTGAAGCCTTGCAAGGGCTCCTAGAGCCGTGATGGTGACTTCTTGAGTGTAAGCCGTTGAACCAACCTGAGAGACGCTTACGGCAATATCGACCACTGATCCGCCAAAGATTGGCACATAGACGGCCGATGTGTCCTGCACTTCAATTGAGATTGTGTCGTTGATTTCGTAAGGTAATGCAGCTTGACCAAAGACGATGAGATTAACCGAGCAATAGCCGGCTTGGGCTTGTTCATAGATATTTGTGCGCCCTGACGTAATCGTCAGATTGGCCAACACCGAATCGGTAACATCAACGCCGGCAATTTCAACGCGCCAGACTGGAGCCCACTGCGTCATTAGATTGCCTGAAGTGCGGACGCTCCGCCAGTGCCACGATAGAAGGAATCGTTAAGAGTCTTGACGATTGTGCGGGCAGTACCTTCGGCGTCGATTGCTCCATTGACTGTCAGATTTATTGAGGCCATACCAGCGTTACGTTGAGAATAATCAGAAGAATTGATTGTGCCGCCAGCAGTACCAAGTCCAAGTCCTGCGAAGGCATTACTACCAGACGCGCCCTTCAATCCCATCGCGGCATCAGCAGCAGCTTTTCTAGCATTTTCAACACCTTGAGCGGCGGCAATAAGTTTTGTTTCTTCTTTGGTGTATGTGCCAGAGTTGCCACTGCCGCCTGTAATAAATCCGGGTGCGCCACCAGTTGCGAAAGTTGTCTCGCCGCCACTTTTATTTGCTAAGGCATTTGCAGCAGCTAAGACACCGGCGGCAAGTGCAACCGCTCCAACACCTAGCAAAGGATTGAGAGCGAATGCCGTTGCGACTCCGGTCACAATTGCAGTTGTTTTAAGCAAATTGTAGGCAGTAATCAAGCTCTTGATTAAGGCAATTGTGGCAGTCACACCGGCAGCAATTTTGGAAACAACAAAAACTGTTCCAATAACAACGGCTACTGCAATCAATTCATCTTTGAGATCGATAACTGTGTCAATTACTTTTCGGACGTTGTTGCCCCACTCGACCGCTTTTTTCTGTGATTCTGTAAGACCTTCAGCCAGGCTATCTTCACCAGTTAATCCTGCGACGAATGATTCAATTGCCGGAACGACTGAGACAATAAGAAAATCTGCTAATTCTTTGACTACTGGCAATAGAGCTGCGCCAATAGCTTCTTTTGATTCATCAACCGCGATGCTAATTTGCTTAAACTTAAACGCAGCCGTTTCAGATTGATTTTCAATAAATCCATCAAAGGTCGTGTTGAGAAGTTTTTGAGTTTCATCAAATGTCATAGTTTTGAGCGTTGCCGCATCAATGCCAATGCCTAATTTGCCAAGCGCAGTATTAGATCCTTCAAAGCTCTTTGCAACGGCGTTTGTCACTGCTTCCAATGGCTTGCCGGTTGCCACAGATATTTCTTGGCTTAATGTGAGCAATTCTTGAGACTTTGTAAGATCCCCAGTTGCTCGCAATAGTCGAGACAACGCCGGACGAATAACATCATCGGTCGTAGCCGTAGCAATACTTTGAGCCGTGATGTATTTATCTATGCCGGCAATCTGCTCTGTTGTTGCGTTCGTAGTATTGCGGATAGTTTCTTGAAGTTTAGTTTGTGCAGTTTCATCTTCTGCGGCGGCTTTAACTGCTGACAATGCGAATGCACCGATTGCGGCGGCGGCGACACCAAAGGCAACGGCAGCTTTCTTGCCGAAGTCTCCTACCTTGTCGGCAAAGGTTTCGACTTCTGCCTGAGAACCTTTTATGCCTTTTTTGAGATCATCAAAGTCAGCATCGAAGGTTATCTTTACCTTTGGAATGCCTGCCATTATTTGAGCCCCAAATCGTTGATGATTCCTTTAACGATTGAAATATACTCCTGCGCAACGACTGGAGTGTAGAAGTCCACGCTTTTATTCAACCAATATCCTTCGCGATTATATGGAACCTTGAATCGGTTTGTGTATTTGCGTCCTGCTCTGTCGAGTCCTGGACGTGATCCATATTCTGAGCCCCAAAGAAGTGCGCCGGCTGGAGCTTGAGTGCGTCCAACCTTTGCTCCTTTGCCGCTTTTACTTGGTCGTCCACCATAAGCGCGACCGACTTTCTTTGCTCCACCAATATCAACGCGAATCAATCGATCGCGTGGAGTAACAATCGATTGCAAGACTAGCTTCGTCTGTGGAGTCGGTGAAGCATGTCCGAACATCATGATTTGGCCAGCTAATCGCTTTGATAGCGGCTGAGCTGCATCGCGGACTCGACCTTGAGTTTCTTTGTCTAAAAGATTAAGTGTTGAAATCAGATTCTTCAGCGCATAAGGCTCAACTTCAATGCGAAAGGTTCCCTGCCCTTTCGTCGCCTTAAACGCCATTTCGTTTCTCCAATATCTCAATCGCCGTCAAGATGTCGTCTGCCGAAGTCCATTCTCCCATCGGTATGCCTGTCGCAATAGCGACTTCAACCAATAATCGACTTACACTTCCG